TTCTTACTATGGAGATTTTGCTTCTACATCAAGAATGAACAGAATCGACTGGAACGACAGTCGAGCAATCAGTGGTGGTATTTCATATTACTACACATCAGGTGGTAATCTTCGTGGTTATATTCAAGCTCGTGATACTGATGATGGTCACTTTAGAATTGCTACTTCAGGTGGCGAAGATATCCGATTCATGGATGGTGGCCTAGACGGCGACTGGAATATGATTATCCGTGGTAGCGGACAAACATTAATCAGGTCTAGAATTGATACGCCTATCATGTACGATAGAGATAATACTGCTTATTATTCAGACCCTGCAAGTACTTCAAGATTAAATCGAATACATGGTAATGCTAGAGGCGATAATACCAATATTGGTACTATTAATACTACAAACCAGCAATCAGATTGGCAGACCCTTGTTGATACTTCTGGTAAATTTACTGTCACTCAGTATAATGCTATTGGTAATTATACCAACTCACCACCTACTGTATATACTTACGGTTCTGTAATAAGTACAAGAACAGATAATCATTCGTTCCAATTATATTCAGCACATACTGGTGACCTTGCGTATAAGACACAATGGAATAACGATAACTACTCAGGTTGGTTATCTCCTGTTGTATATGGAAGAAATGGTAGTTCTGCTTCAGGCAAAAATATCTATTTCAATGTTGGTTACGATACTGACAACACTGGATATTACATAGACCCACATAGTAATACAAGACTGAATACTATTCAGGCCTTAAGATACTACATGAATCATGGAACAACATATTACATAGATGAATCATCTGGTAGTTACGGTTCAATAATGGCTGGCGGCCGACGCAATGGTTGGGCTGGTTACTCTATTGAAGGTAACTATGTCTTTATGGCAAATACCGGTGAAATGGGTATCTATAATGACATCGATAATGAATGGATGTTATACGGTCAACGTAATGCTCAAATAGATTTACGCTATAATGGTGGAGTACAAGCACAAACAGCAAATGGTTACTTCCTCGCAAATAACCAAATGCGTGCTCCAATTTATTACGATTCAAATAATACTGGTTATTATGCTAACTTTGCATCTGGTAATACAGATAATGCACTTAAGATTGCTGGAAGAATTAGAAGAGATAATTTCCAAACTTCAGGCGGTGGTGATAATAATAGATTCTTAGAAGCTCAAGATTATTCACATTGGATTTGGAACACAGCTAATAACTGGGGTATCTTCTGGGCAGGAAATACTGGTGCTTCATATAGTCACTTTAGTAGTTCTAATCCAAATGAACTCGTATTTGTTGGTTCAGGTAATGTAAGAGCAAGTATTGACCTTGATAATGGTAATGCACACTTTAATGGTAATGTTTCTGCTGGTAACTTCTTACTAAATGGTGGAAACGAAAACATCGGTCTTATTAAGTCATACGGCTCAGGTGGAGCAGACTTAGTATTATTTGATGCTACAGAATACTTTGACAAACGTGTTATTAAGCCAATGGCTGATAACGAAAGCGCTCTTACAAGTAATACAGCAGAATTTGTTAGAACAACAGACGGACCATTCGCTGGTTCAATGGTTCTCCAATCATCTGGTTACAGAACATTCTATTCAGATTACATACCAGTTGTTCCTGGTGAAGATATTTACGGTGAGATTTCTCATAAAACAATTTCAGGCTCAGGCGGCCGATTATACTACGGTGTTGAGAGATTTGATAGTCAGAAACGACCAATCGCTGGTAATACAGGTACTACATACTTCGTAGTTGGTGGTAATATATTTACTAATACCAGTTGGCAGACACAACGTGGTCATACAACAATACCATCATCACATACACCTTATAATGGTTCAGACGGCGGTGGTTGTTACTATGTAAGAATTCGTATCTTATTAAACTATAATGCTGGTGGAGCACTTCGACAGTGGGCTGGTATTATGCTCAAGCGTCGTAACGCTGAATCCAATTTATTAGTTGATGATTTACTAGCAGATGATATTACTGCAGATGAAATAACAGCAAACGTATTTAGAGATAGAGCAAACCCAAGTACTTTCTATGTAGACCCTGCTTCTGTATCGTACATGAATGATGTACGACCTAGTATTATATACGATAGAGATAATACTGGTTACTATTTAAATCCAAACAGTACTTCTTATTGGAATACTTCACAGCAGAATGGTTATCATACGTTCTTAAACTATGGTCTTGGTATCACAGGTACTTATACATCTACAAGACTACAACAAGTCTTTGCGATGGGCTCATCATACAGATTACCTGCTGATGGTAACTCTACAGCAAATATGTATGGTGTTGCATGGTCGCATCCAAACGCAGGAAGTAAAGGTGGAGCTAATAACCTAAACGATCATGGTTTGTTAATTATTAACAATGGTGGATTCAGAGCTGCTATTTCAAGTAGAGCTGTATTCTCACAAGATGTTCGTGGTACATTATTCTACGATTATAATAACACAGGATATTATGTCGACCCAGCAAGTACTTCAAGACTGAATTACATGCGCCTTTCAAGTGGTGACTCATATTTAAAAATTGGTGCTAACAGTGCTACAACTACAACACGAGATACTAACAGACCACAGCTCGAAATTGGCGAAAACCATGCTTATCCGCACCTTACACTATGGTCATACGGAAGTAATACAACACACGGTGGTGTAATTAGTTTCAGGTCACGACAGGGTGGTGGATTTAGAAGATGGAATATTGGTACATCAAACTATAATCCTGAATCTATACAAATTGGTTACTTTGATAACCAAAATAATCCACACTACGGTGTTGGTGTTAATGGTTGGTCATACGACTCGTATGCAAGACTTGTTATTAGAACTGGTTATACAGAAGCTCGTGGTTCTATGCGTTCACCACTCTTCTATGACTTAAATAACACTGGATATTATCTAGACCCTGCTTCAACTTCAGTACTGAACTCTGTAAGAGCTCAACGTTTCTCTCACGTAGATGATGTTTCACAAGACGACCAATTTGGTTTATATTTTGGTTCTAACCAAAGTACTGCCTATGCAATCTTCCGTGAAGGTGGTAGTTGGACTTATCCATATCCTGATTTAAGAATTGCTTTCCACACAGGTCTTAAGTTTGGTGCTAATGCTTCTTACCAAGGTATGCGTTTCTATACTGATTATAACATGGCAACTCAGGTCATGTCAATCAATAATGGTTCAGACCCATTAGGTGGCAGTAACGTATATGTTAACAATAACTTGCAAGCTGGTTCATCATTAAGAGCTCCAATATTTTACGATAGTAACAATACTGCTTACTATACAGACCCACACAGTGAATCAAGAATTAATACATTAAGAACCGCAGGGTTTGTTGTAATTGGTGGTAACTTCCAAAACAATCCATATAACTCAGTTGGTTCAACAAGGTTAATGTTTGGTGGTGGAGATGGTAATGCTCAAGGCAACTATTACATCGGTACAAACTTAGAAAATTATGGCGGTAATTATACCAAGCTTGATTTAAGATGGCATACTGGTATTCGTATGGGTGCTCAGCCAAGCTATGGTGGTACTCGTATATACAACAACGAAGACTTAAGTACTGTATTATTCTCAGTAGGTAAAGGCGACTCACATGTTAGAGTTGAGAATGGTAATAACTTATATGTTCAAGGTGGTGATGCAAGAGCTGCATTATTCTATGACTATAACGACACTAATTACTATATAGACCCTGCTAATAACGGCCGTGTATGGCAATTAGGTATTGGTTATAGGTCAGCAAGTAAGAGATTAGATGTTACTGGTGACCACGGTAATACAGCGATCAGGTTAGAATTACCTGCAGGAAATAACGGTGCAGGACAAGGTAATATACCATTACAGATGTGGGTATCAGAACCAGGAAGAACTTGGTCTGGTGCAGGCTTCGGTTATAACGTTGATAATAATCTTAATGGTGGTACTAATCAGTATTACTTAGGTCGACCAAATACTTCTCATGGTCAGGCTTACATGAGATTTGACACTAATGGTTATATGACATTCTATAATACGAATACTTCAGGTACTCGTTATGAAACATTACAGACAAGGTCAAATAATACCGTATATGTTCCTAATTACTTATTTGCTGGTGCATCATTAAGAGCACCTATCTTCTATGATACAAACGATACTGGTTATTACGCAGACCCAAGAAGTAATTCAAGATTTAACACAATGCAATTTGTTGGAGATGTTAACTTCGACGGTGGCGCTGGTGCGATCGAGCTTACAAGTTCTGATATTCGCTCAAACGGAAGCTCAAGCTGGACAGGTAACCCAGGTAGTACTGTAGGTAAAATTCAAATGCACAGTAACCGTTGGTACATTGTATCTAACGGAAACTCAAATAGAATTGTTCAGTTCAGACAAAACGGTTCTGATAGGTCTTATATTGCTAATGACGGTAGATTAATTGGACCTGGTGTAAGTGCTACTAGTGATGTTAGAGCTCCAATATTCTATGATTCAGATGATACAACTTACAGAGCTGACTTTAACTCTACTTCTAACACAGCAATGCGATTCAGAGGTGGAACATTACATGGACCTAACCCAAGTTGGGGCAGATACTTATACGTAGGTACAAATGGTAATGTATCAAGTGAAGCTTGTGTTGCTACTACAAACGGTAATTTACACTTAGATTCTCGTTCAGGTAATAACCTATATTTACAGTGGTATGTTGGTGGAACAGTTTATGTAAATAACGCAATCCAAGCACAAATTTACTACGATCGTAATGATACAAGTTATTATGGTGACTTTGCTTCTACTTCATATATGAACGACTTAAGAGTCAATATCTTATACGATAGAAACAACACTGCTTACTATGTACATAACTCAAGCGGTGATGCTTCATTAAGAACGGTCACAGCTGATACGTTGAACATGAGAGATCGTGGTGACTTTATTACATTCTACGGAAACGATTCTAACTATCACAGTATTTCATCTCGTGATAATGGCGGTGGTGTAACCGACGATTTAAGATTTAACTCTTATCACGATATCTTCTTTAACCTTGACTCGAACAATAATAATAGTACTGGTTCAACAGGATTCTATGTCGGCCATCACGGTGCAGGAACAGGTGGTATTTCAGGTTGGCCTTTCCAGGCAATGATGGATGGTAATACTTATAGTACTTCTTCATTCCGTTCAAATGTATTCTATGCAAGGTCTAACACTGGTTACTACATGGACCCAGATGCAACATCTAGACTAAGAGCAGTATATGCTAACGATTGGTTTAGAGCAGACGGTGGTTCTGGTCTTTACTTCCAAGATTACGGATATGGATTACGTGGTGCACAAGCTGAAGGCAACCCATACGGTAACGTATCAACATATAATATCGGACGAAATGGTTGGGGTGGATACGGTATTGGTTCAAGATGGACTTGGATGTCAACTGAAGGCAACAATGTTGGTGTACACGATAATACTCGTAGTTGGTTACAATATTATAATGGTTCATATCACGACTTTAATTATGGATATGTACAAAGTGATTCATCATTCCGTGCTCCAATATTCTATGACTTAAACGACACTGGTTATTACATGAATCCAAATAGTGATTCAAACTGGCAAGGTTTAACTGCTCGCGGTCAAGCAATGATTGGCTTACCTGGTCATACAAGAAGTGGAGCAATAAGTAACTACGGTAGACGACCAAATATTACTAGTGACTCAAACTATTGGACAGGTTCCAAAGGTTGGGGTAGAATTGATATGAACACAGTTGGTAACTGGGGTTCAGGCTTCTTCGATACTTGGAGTAACCCAGCTAACCAACCAAGCGGTACTTCGCATTGGGTTGGTGTTCAAGCATATCACTATTCTAATGGTAGTGCAAGATATGGTTGGCAGATGGCAGGTGGACCAATTACCAACTTAAGATTCCGTTCTTCCTGGTCAGGATTTAGAACTTGGAGAACAATCCCTGTATTAGATGAGAATAGTACTAATGGCGGCGCAATGTATGCTGGCATTTACTACGATTCAAATAATACTGGTTACTATGCAAATCCAGCCGGCAGAAGTAGACTACAAGAAATTGACTTTGGTAATGGTAGTTACTACATGAGAGCTGGTTCTTGGGGTATGAGAAATCAGACTCCATACGGATATATTGAGTTCGGCCCTGCTAACAGTAGTCACGCACACATTTACTCTGATAGAAGTAACTTCTACTTTAATAAAATGATTCAGGTACAGGGTGGTTCCCAGATGTACCAAAATGATATTCGTTCTAACATATTCTACGATAAGAATAATACTGGATATTATGGAGACTATGCAAGTACTTCTAGGCTCAATCAGCTAACTGTTAACAGAATTAATACACCATACGCTGGTGGTAACTCTGGTATAACAAGAGCAAGTTCACCATACTCATTCGGATTCCAGGAATCTGGTGGTTGGAGTTATCCATATCCAGACTTGGTATTACAATATCATACTGGTATGTCATTTGCAGGTAACCCATCGTACGGTGGTATGAGATTCTTCAATGACTACAGCAGTGGAACTGTAAGATTCCAAATCAATGGTGGTTCAAGTTATACATACGCAAACACATGGTTAAGAGTTGCTGGTTCTAACCAAGGTATTTACTCAAGTCATAACGGTGCTCACTTTGAACCTAACGGTCACACAAGTTACGGTGCTTGGAATATTCGAGGTAACAGAAGTGGATGGTACGGTTTATCATTCCATGAGCCTACATGGGACCCACATCTCATGTTCGATGGTAATGGTTCTGGTGGTATCTATATGCAAGGCGGCGGCCGATGGGTATTCTATCACAACCGTAGCAACAACTGTACTGGCTTTGCTTCATCTTCAACGGTTTCTGGTTATCGTATGCGAGTTAACGGTTCGCTTTACTGTAATGGTAACGTTGTTGCTTACTCAGATGCTCGTGATAAAGAAAATATCATTACAATTGACGGTGCTTTAGATAAAGTATTACAATTACGCGGTGTTTACTATGATAGAAAAACTAGAGAACATCTAGTTGATGATCGCGACGAGATTTACAAAGGAAGACAACTTGGTTTAATTGCTCAAGAAGTTAAAGAAATTGTACCTGAAGTTGTATCTTATGCTGAAGAAGTTGACCAATACGGACTTGATTATCCGAAGATGGTAGGTTTACTTGTTGAAGGTATTAAGGACCAACACAAGATTGTTGAAGACCAACAAAAATTAATAAATAGTCAACAAGAAAAGATTGACAAACTTGAAGAAATGGTATATAATATAATGAATAAAATGGAGAACAAATAATGGCACTAATACAGTCATACGAAGTACCTGGCACTGGTTTAACTGCAGCAAACGCATATTTTGTAGTTACTGATGTCAAGGTACAAAAAAGAATGGAAGATATTCCTACACCAGTAGATACTTCCGACCCTACAGGTTTTACAAACGGTGGTGTACACGATGAAAATATCGACCCTGTACATTATCGAGCTGGATATGTTGCAGAATGCTGTGTTACTATATGGGCTACTAAAGAAGCTCGTGAATCTAGTAATAAACCTATAGGCATGGCAGGAGCACATACTACAGAAGTAGAAGCAGAATTACATATTGGTACGGCGGGACTCGACCACAGATGCGTTTTCTTTATCGATATGGATTCGGGCGATAGTCACATAGTTCAAGCGTATAGTCACTTGAAATCACTTGACTATTTTGAAAACGCAATCGAAGATTAATAAATAGATTTTTTATAGGAGAAATAAAAATGGCACTAAGTACAGATTACACTTGGGCATGGGAAGTAACATCTCTCAAGCGTAAAGACCAAGTCAATGCTGAAGGCGCGACCTTAACAGGTGCAGTATGCCAAACATACTGGAAAGTTACTGGAACAGACGGTAACGGTAATACAGGAGAGTTCTCAGGAGCAACTCCATTTACCGCACAAAACACACCAGCGGGCTCATTTGTAGCCTTTGACGATTTAACAGAAGACACCGTATTAGGTTGGATTCAAGCAGTCGTAAATGGCGATCAAGGATATGCAAACCATATCGGCGAAAGAGTTGGAGCACAAATTGACGAAGTAACAGTTGAAGACGCTTCTATGCCTTGGGCACCTGAAGATGTTACACCAGTTCCTGATGCACACGCTGAAGCTGAAGACGCTGTCGAAGATTCAGACCCAGAGTAAGTAAATAATGACTTACACATGGCAAGTTATTAACCTTATTACGCGTACAGAAGAAAGTAGCGACGGTGTTTCTTTACCGGAAGCCGTCGTTAACATTCACTGGCGTAGGTCTGGAGTTGATGATGACGGCAATACTGCTTTAATAAACGGTTATGCACCACTTGATGTATCCGGTATTCCTGCTGCTAACTTTATCAGTTATAATGATTTAACTGAAGCTAAAGTAATAGAGTGGTTAGATACTGTTAATGCAGCATTTATTGAAGATTATAATGCTAAAATTGTAGCTAAAATAGCTAAGACTAGTGAAATAACAAAAGCTGTTCCCTGGTCATAAATAATAGTTGACAGACACACGAAAGTGTGTTATAATATACAATAATGTTTTACATAATGGAGAAAGTATGCATGATTTACGTCATCATGGATTAGTCCATTACGCACTTAAGCGTGGTGGAAGTATACATCCAATAACCCTTCCAAAAGAGTTAACAGGCGAAACGGGTATTATGAACCCCTCGATTTTTATGCACGAGGGTCGTATACTATTGAATGTTCGTCATGTCAATTATACTCTTTATCACTCAGAAGGTAAAAAATTCCCACATTTATGGGGCCCACTTCAATATATCCATCCAGAAAACGATGTTAGTTTAACTACTCACAATATTATGTGTGAGCTTGATGCTAATATGAATATTCTATCTGCAGGTCGTATTAAAATGAATTTAGATACAGGTGAACCTACCTGGAACTTTATTGGACTTGAAGATGGTAGACTATTTAATTGGGAAAATAGATTATTCTTATGTGGAGTACGAAGAGATGCTTACGATGATAAAGGCACAGGTCGTATGGAAATGTGCGAAATTGAATTTATCGACAATGAATGGCAAGAAGTAGGAAGACATCCTATTCCTGCACCAGGCGATGATGCAACTTTCTGCGAAAAGAATTGGATGCCTGTTATTGATATGCCATGGCATTTTGTTAAATGGTGTAATCCAACAGAAGTTATTAAATACGATGCAGAAACTCGTACAACAACTACAGTTCATTTAAACGAAGACAGTAAAGTTGAAAGTCTTTATCGTGACCTAAGAGGTGGTACTCAAGTACATCCTATAGGTCAAGGTCGTCGTATGACTATAACTCACGAAACTGACTTATATAAAGATAGCTTTCAGCGTAAGGATGGTCACTACAATCACAGAGTTATTGTGTGGGACGAAGATTGGAATATAATACATTATACCAAAGACTTCCATTTTATGGGCACACAGATTGACCACACAACAGGATATGAATACAATATTGAATTTGCTACTGGTATGATGTTCTTAGATGGATATGTAGTAATAGCTTATGGCTACCAAGATAATGGTACGTATATACTTAAAGTACCTGAAAAGGTATTTTTTGATTTTGTAGCGAAAGGATAAATGATGATACAAGAACTTTTAAACGAACACTGTTTAGACCCTAAAAATACTCATAAGTTACTTAAACTTGCAAGAGAATACGATAGACTTGAACAAGGAGCTATGGCTGTATCTTTATATCTTAAAACAGCTGACATTAGTGAAGATAAAGAAATCCAATACGAATGTATGATTGGAATTGCAAGAGCATACCAACGCCAAAAAAATAGACAATGGACTGTTAAAACTGCATACCAAGATGCTATAGCGTTAATGCCTTATAGACCAGAAGCTCATTTCTTTTTAGCAGAATATTTAGAAACTCTACAAGAGTGGAAACCAATGTTAATGCACACCAACTTAGCTTTAGAGTGGTATAATGAAGGCTATGATGAAGAATGGGTTTTAGATATTCCCGGTTATGGTGAATATGAAGGATTGTTATATTTTCAAGCTTTAGCAACATGGTTTATCGGTGGTACACAAACTGGAAAACATGCATTCTTTAATTTAAAGCATAGATATGACATGAAAGGTTATACTGATAAAGTTGAACAAATGGTAGGTCAACTTTGGTACCCAGATACAATACCTTATATTGATGATGATTACGAAAGATTTAGATTTAAATTTGATGGTTTAGAAACCATTACTACGAATCATTCTAAACATTACCAAGACCTTTTTGTACTATCCTTATATAACGGAAAGAGAAATGGTTCTTATTTAGAGATTGGCTCTGGTGACCCATTCGTACATAATAATACAGCTTTATTAGAAGGAATGTTTAATTGGAAAGGTATTTCTATTGACAATTCAGAAGCTCTATGTTATAATTTTAAAGAGAATAGAAACAATACAGTAATTTGTACTGATGCTACAGAATTAGATTTTACTAACTTATTTAATTTACATTGTGTAGACCCAGTAACTGATTATTTGCAAATTGATTGTGATGAAGCTTCAATAGAAATTTTAGAAAATATACCTTTCGATACTCACAAATTTGGAGTCATTACATTCGAGCATGATACTTACAGGCTTGGTACTGATATAAGAGATAAGGCAAGAACTATATTAAAGAAACACGGTTATCAGCTTGTAATTAATGATGTTGCATTTTCACCACAACACTCATACGAAGATTGGTACGTACATCCTGATGTCATTGATGTTCCAAAGAAATTTATTGCTAATCTGAAAAATATTAATTTTGTATGGGATTATTTTATGAATGATATGAAGGATTAATTTATGATTACTGTAGTAGCAACAGGTGGCTTTGACCCAATACACTCTGGCCATATTAAATATTTAAAAGACGCTTCATTGTCTGGTACAAGATTAATTGTTGGCGTTAATTCTGATGAATGGTTAACAAGAAAAAAAGGTAGATATTTTATGCCTTGGGAAGAACGCGCTGCTATTGTAAGAGAACTTGCTTGTGTTGACGAAGTAATTTCTTTTAATGATTCTGATGACAGTGCTATTCATGCATTAGAAACAGTTAAACTATTATATCCTAATGACACTATTATATTTGTAAACGGTGGCGATAGAACACCAGATAACATTCCTGAAATGGCAGTAGAAGGTATTACGTTTGAGTTTAGTGTCGGTGGAGACAATAAAGCAAATTCTTCAAGTTGGATATTAAAAGAATGGGCTCAACCTACAACACAGCGTAAGTGGGGAACATATAAAATATTAGATTCTAATGGCCATTGGCAAGTTAAAGAATTAAGTTTTGATGTTGGTCAATCATTAAGCGATCAACGCCATACACACAGGTCAGAACATTGGCACATTGTAAGTGGTTCTGTTTTAATGGAACTCGATAGAGGTGATGGAATGCCTGGGTCAAAACATACAAAGATTTACCATACAGGTATGAGCGTTGATATTCCAAAAGAAACATGGCACAAAGCAACCAATGTTGGTAAAGAATCTGCTAAAGTAATCGAAGTATGGTTAGGCGATATATTAGAAGAAAGTGATATAGAACGTCGTGATTAATATAAATAGTAATTAAATATAAACGCTAATAGTCAAAGGAGACGAGGATGGCGATAAAAGTAAGTGGCACAACTGTCATTGATGACACTATTAAAGTCATTACAGGTACAAACTATGGCACAGGATTAAACGGAGTTTATTCTAACTTCCATCCTGATGGCATTGACACAATAACAACAGCTATTGATTTTCATAAACCAATTATGAAGTTGGCTATGTCTGGTAATGTCACGTTTACAACCACAAATACTCAATTAGGTGCTACTGCAACATTACTTTTAGATACATCAACATCTGGCCATACTCCAACATTTGGTTCAGAAGTTTTATTTGGTGTTGCACCAACATGGTCAAATAATCGCCATTGGCAAATCACATTTACATGCACTGGCTCTAATGGTGCTGATGTAAGAGCTACAGCTATTGGATTTGATGAACCATCTTCAACTTCTTCAGCTTTTAACGACTGGACATTTAATAACGCCTGGGATACATCAGTAAGTGGTTACGGAACTTTCAGCGAACCGTGGTCAGCAGTATGGGTTTCTTTTCAACATGATACATCAAATAACAGAATTAATGTAGTTCATGGTTCTGGAAACTTTAATAGTGGCTCAAACCAATATACATCTTATGCTACCTATACAGGATTAAGTAATATTACTGCAGTTACTGCGCAATATAATGTACAAAGCCAAAATGTTAATGGCAGTAACACAAACCCTTCTGGTGGATATAGCTATGGACCACTTCCAACTAATGATGGTTATTCTAGTGGTTCATATTATACTGTTCCAACGTCAGGTAGTTTATTTTTTGGATGGCAAGCTGTATCACAAAATAGCGACCCTTCATCTACCCAAACAAGTGCAAGCTTTACAGGTCTAGACCCAGATTTTAGAATTAAAATTGTAGACAGCGTTGCAGGTACAGTATATGCTACTTGCGATGTACCTCTAGGGTCAATCTCAGCTACAGCAAACTGGGGCAACATGCCTGCGATTTAAGGAGTAATATATGGCAATTAAAGTAAACGGAACAGAAGTAATAAGTAACACAAGAAAGTTTACTGTTACCGGTGCTACGGGCGTTTATACAGATTTCCAGCCTTTATCTGTTACTACTACTAGTGATTACGGTGGCAGCGCTTTTAGTGTGAGCTTTGACAGTTCGCATAAAGACCTAGGAACATCAGCACAAGCAACTGGTGATGTTGATTGGACTCTAACTAGCCTAGGAACAGGTAAACAAATGACGATGTTTGTAGACGCATCTGATTCTGGCCACGACCAAAGTTTTAGTGTAAGTGGCGGTGGAACAATATTATATCCAAATGATACAGAACCAACTTGGACTGGTGCAAGATATTGGTTACACAGACTAACATGTTGGTCAGCTGATACAGTAAGTGTAATATCTACAAGTTGGGGAGACGGCCCTACTGTTTCCTTACCAAGTGCAATTGATATAAGTGCAAACTCGGGAACACAAAGCGGAAACTGTAATTGTGTTGTTAGATTAAATTCTACAGGCACCTTGAGTTTAACAGGTTCCGGAACACAAGGTAGTGTAAATGGAGCACAAAATAACGGATACACATGGTTGCTTTCAGGAAGCGCAAGCGACTACGAATGTAACTTTAATTATACATTTACTAATAACGGTGGAGCAGACCAATCTACAGCAGGTAATAATACGTGGGAAGGATTAGGTACAAGTCGCGAGTGGAAAATTTATGATGCATCAACAAATGCGTCTAATAATGTACTTGATGGAACATTAAAAATTAGAAGAGCTTCAGACCAAACAGAATTAGTATCTATACCCTGCGAGCTAACAGCTCACCATACACCGTAGGAATTAAATATGAAAACAGGACAACTCAGACAAGTTAAAATTTCATCAACAAATGCTAATAATGAAATTGTTGACACCTATCACATGATTCCAGAGCATGATGATGAGATAGAAAATGAACAACAGTTAATGAAAAAAATGTATCAACTTGTTGATGCTAAAAGAGGCTCAGAAGAATAATGGCAATTAAAGTAAACGGAACAGAAGTAATAGACGACTCAAGAGGTTTATTAAACGTTACAGATGCAACAGGTAAGTTCGGTGAGTTTTATCCATCACCAGCTACTATTACAACTAATATTAACTTTACTACTCCATTTATGACTGTAACTTTATCTGGTGCAACAACATTCACCAGTTCAGGCACCACAGCTAGTGGCGGCAAGTCTGCTATTTTATGTTTAGATACAAGTTCTACTGGCCACACACCAACATTTCCATCCTCATTTAATTGGGAAGATGATACAGAACCAACTTGGTCTTCTTATAGAAAATGGCAAATTCATATGATACACCACAGTGTTGGTAGAATTGATGCAACAGCAATTGGATTTGATGCTCAGTCATCTCAACCTACAGAAGCTGTAGCACTATCTGGAACAACTGGTACTCCAATTACTTTCACCGACTTTCCTGGTAGTAATAATAATGATTTAGTTATGGGCTGGGAATTTGCTTCAGACGGAAATATTTACAAATATGAATCTGTATACAATATTGGTGGTCAAGGTAGATATCTACATTCATCAACTCAATGGAATAATATTACACCGTCACAAACATATTATATTAGAGTAACAAATTTTGGTGGTACTAAAAACATAAGTACTTCTGATAGTGATACTCTTAATTCGTGGATTGCATTAACGTCTAATAGAGAGTTTCAAGTAAGAGATTCTAGAGACATAACCACATATGCCGATGAAAATTGTGTAATTAAAGTTGAAATTTCATCTAACTCAGGTGGTTCAACAATATTAGATACAGGTTATTACGAGATGAGATACATAGGTAACGCTTAAGGAGATATTATGCCAACACATTCATTTCAACAAGGTTCAGGTTTTAAAGTAACTGGTGGAACTGGCGGAATAAGCGCTGGTAATAGCATAGCCGGTACTGTTGTAACAGAAGAAATTAGAAGTATAGACGACGCAGGTAGTAACGACCTTGGTGTTCGTTGGTTACAAATTGGATTTGCAAATGCACCAGGAAATTGCGCTGCGACCGCGGACGGTAGCATAAAATGGTTCAGGTCCGGCACAAATGGTCTTAGAATTACAGTTACTGATGATAGTAGTGCAACTGGAGAAACTGGTACATCTGATTCCACATACTCAAACCGACCTGCTGCATCAGGAAGTCCTGCTACAAATAGCTTCGAAGGTGCTACTGGTGAAGATGATGGTTCACAATATAACAGAAGCTTAGGTACTTATTCTTACGGCGTAAGAGAGCGGCAAGTTGTAGACGGCGAAGGTTATAATGATACAGTAAGAGATGATATTTACTACAACAGTGTAAAAGTATATGATGCTGGTTATGTTTTAAGTTCAACCTGGTCTCCAGGCGACTCCGTTTCTGGTGACAGTGATAACTATACATATACAGTAGGAGCCTATCAAGAAGTTTATAATGATGATACTTATTATGCAGTAATTCGTAGTGTACCTTCTGAAACACATTACTCATTTAATGCAACAGCAGCTATTACTGGAATACGAGCAGTATTTACTCCAACAACTTCATCATCATCTGGAACCGGTGGCGGTGGTGCACTTCAGCCTGTAAAAACTTTTGACGGAACTGCAGTTCCTAATAATACTACATTAAGTGCTATGGATTCTGGTTGGAAAACAACAGCAAATGACATGAGCACTGGTGTAACTCTTGCGTTTATACAAACAACTGGTACTATGAGTGATTCATCAGCCATTTATACATTAGATGGCCGATTAGATTTTTATGCAAGAACAGCTACTTCTGGTGATACTCTAGTAAAATCAATACGCATGAGAGCTCAAACAACTGCTGACAGTGTTTATTAAAATAAATAATATAATATAGGTAAAAGAGAAAAAAATGTCAATACCAAACTCAAGAGAACTTTTTAAAGATTATATTCTTAGAAAAATTGGTGCTCCAGTTATTGAGATTAATGTTGCCGAAGAACAAGTAGAAGATCGTATTGACGAAGCTGTTTCTTTTTGGCGTGATTATCACTATAACGGAAGTCAACAAGTTTATTTAAAGCATAAAATTACTGGTAGTGTATTAGAACTTGATGCATCAGTTGCAGGAAATTTTGTATTTGGTGAAACGGTAACCGGTGGAACATCAGGTGCTACTGCTAAAGTTTCTAAAGACTCTACTGGTACAACATTAAGATATGACAATCTTACTCACAAAGAATTAATTAAATTTCAAGCAAACGAAACAGTAACAGGTCAAAACTCTGGAGTTACAGCTACTATTACAACTGTAACGAGAGGTGATAGAGAGAATGGCTATATCTCTTTACCAGAGACACTTTTAGGCATTTCAGGTATATTCCCATTAACCACAAGCTTATCAACTGGTTCAGGTATATTTAACGTTCAGTACCAATTTGTTTTAAATAACATTCAAGATATTACTGGTTATAATGTTCAGAATTATTATATGGCAATGAGCCATCTTCAATTCTTACAAGAAATTCTTGTAGGTAAACCAATGATTCGTTATAACAAACATGTCAACAAATTACACATCGATGTTACTAAAGACTTTCTTACAGTTGGACAATTTATTATTGTTGAAGCTTATGATGTTATTGATGGTGATACTTATGGTGACGTTTGGGGTGATCGTTGGTTACAAAATTATGCTACTGTTTTAATTAAAGAACAATGGGGACTCAATTTAACTAAATTTACTAATATGCAGCTTGTTGGTGGTGTTTCGTTTAACGGTGAACAAATTCTTTCCGAAGCAAGAGAAGAAAGAAAAGCAATGGAAGAAGAAGCGATCAGAGCTTACCAACCACTCACCTACAACTTTATTGGATAACATACTGCTATGGCAACAAATGTATTCTTTAGAAACTACGATAACTTTAACGAGCAAAATTTAATTGACGATTTAGTTATTGAGAGCATTAAGATTTATGGCGTAGATGTAATGTACATCAAGCGTTCTCTTGGTGCTGTTGACGAAGTACTAAACGAAGACGACTTGCCAATATACGATGAAATGTTTCAGTTCGAAGCTTATGTTAAAAATGTTGATGGCTTTGAAGGTGAAGGCGATTTCCTATCTAAATTCGGTTTACAAATTCGTGATAGTATTACGTTCTGCGTAGCAAATAGAACATTCGAAAAATATGTAACTCGTGAAGTTGTTGAAATTATAAGACCTCGTGAAGGCGATTTAATATACTTCCCACTTAACGAAAAAATGTTTGAGATTAAATTCGTAGAACATGAAAGCGTATTCTATCAAAGTGGAGCATTACAAGTACAAGATATGAGATGTGAGTTAATTGAGTATAGTGGTCAAAGATTCAATACTGGGTTCCCAGCTATTGATGATTACTTTGATGATATCGATACTACAGTTACTACAACACTTCAAGGTTTATCTAATACTGATGCTCAAGGTTATGACTCGTTAGCAGATAACTTTACGTTTGAGCAAGAAGGCGATAACATTCTTGACTTCTCTGACCAAGACCCATTCACAGAAAACATTACTATAAGTGATTCCTAATGGCCATAGCAAATTATTTTTATAACGGAACTACTCGAAAATATGTAGCTTTATTTGGTACATACTTTAATCAGCTTCAAGTTAAAAGAGTTGACAATGGTGGTGTTACACAACAATCAATGATTGTTCCTATATCTTACGCACCATTCCAAAAGATATTATCTCGACTTGAACAGAATCCAGATTTTAAAGCTAAGTCAGCAATTAACTTACCTCGTATGTCGTTTGAAATGACGAATATGCAATATGATTCTGACCGTAAATTATCACCAATTAGTAAAATACGAAAAACTGTTACAGACGATATAACAGGTGGAAGAAATTTCGTATACGGTGGCACACCATATAATTTAGATTTCTCTTTGTATATTATGACTAAATACCAAGAGGATGCAGTAAAGTTATTAGAACAAATTGTTCCATTCTTTAACCCAGACTATACAAGAACAGTAAAATTAATTGATGGTTTAGAACCACTTGATATTCCACTTGTTTTAAGCGGTGTATCAATGGACGAAGTTTACGAAGGTAATTTTGAAGAGCGAAGGAGTATTGTTTATACACTTAACTTTACTATGAAAGCATGGTTCTTTGGGCCAGAAAAAGAAACTGGTATTATCAAGTTTATCGATATACGATATGCTACAGATTCAGATACAAATACAACGCCAGAAGAATTTTATACCTTACAACCAGGTATGACAGCTGCTAATACAGCTACAACAAACCCAGACCTCTCAGTTGATTATAGCTTGATTGAATTTGATGATAATTGGGATTACGCAGATAAAATTGCGAATACAGCACCTACAGATTAGGGTTGACAAACACTTTAAAATGTGTTATAATATATAATTGGAAATGAAAAATGATTGGAGAATATTATGAGAATTGGTTTTACATGTAGCGCATTTGATTTATTACATGCAGGTCATGTACAGATGTTAAGAGATGCTAAAGCACAATGTGATTATTTAATGGTAGGATTACAAATGGACCCTGCATTAGATAGACCTAAAGAAAAGAACCCACCTATACAAACAATTGTTGAAAGATATACACAGCTTAAAGCAATTGGATATGTCGACGAGATTATTCCTTATAACTCTGAGCGAGACCTTATGGATATTTTGGAATTGTATCATATTGATGTTCGTATTTTAGGTGATGAATATAGAGATAAAGAATTTACAGGTAAAGATATTTGCCGTAAACGAGACATTGAACTCTTTTTTAATAAAAGAGACCATAGATTCAGTACATCAGGTTTACGAAAAGCTTGCGCTTGGGTCAATAAAGATGGTGATTGGAAAATGACTCAAGAAGGATAAATAGTATATGAGCGATGATAAGATAGCACAGGCATTAAACATGAGATCGTTACAAGAAATTAATGACGAGAAACAAGAATTGTTGGACGAAGTAAATCCAGACAAATTGCCCGACCTACCTGTTAACGCTTTTTCTACAAACGAAGAAGTAGAAAATTTACCTATAGAAGCACCTGTTCAACATCCTGTAGTAATAGATGATGCTGGTGCTGAAGAAAATTTAAAAGATATTGAGTTAGCTAAAGCTAATATTGAAAACATTATTAGTTTAGGAGATGACTCTGTTAAAGAGATGGTTGAGATTGCAAAACAATCAGAATCACCTCGAGCATTTGAAGTTGTATCTACATTAATGAAAACATTACTTGATGCAAACAAAGATTATGTTGAAATGAGTACTAAGAAGCGATATGCTAAAGAAGAAGCTAATCCTGCTAAGAACGAAGTTACTAATAATAATCTGATTGTATCAACTGCAGATTTACTTAAAATGATAAAGGATAGTAGTGAGTAACGGATATTTAGGTAACAATTACCTCAAAAGGTCCAATGAACAACACGAATATACTCCTAAGCAAATCAAGGAGTACATGAAATGTGCAGAAGACCCAATATATTTTGCTTCAAAGTATATTAAAATTGTGCATGTTGATAAGGGATTTGTTCCCTTTGAAATGTATGACTATCAAAAAGATATTACTACGAAGATTACAAACAATCGACGTGTTGCTGTATTGACTGCAAGACAGTCTGGTAAAACAACTACAGCATGTGCAGTTATTCTGCATTATATTCTTTTTAACGAATTTAAAACAGTTGCAATTCTTGCTAACAAAGGAGATGCAGCTCGAGAAGTATTAGGTAGAGTACAACTCGCCTATGAAGCATTACCTAAATGGATGCAACAAGGTATTGAAGAATGGAACAAAGGTAATATATCTTTGGAAAATGGTTGTAAAATTTACGCAGGTACCACAACATCAAGTGCTATTCGTGGTAAATCAATCTCATTCCTATACCTAGACGAGGTTGCATTTATTGAAGGATTTGATGAGTTCTTTGCTTCAGTATATCCAACGATATCATCTGGTAAAACTACAAAATTATTAATGACTTCTACTCCTAATGGATTAAACCATTTTTGGAAAACATGTAAAGGTGCTGAAGAAGGCACAAATGGTTATGAATTTGTTAAGGTAATGTGGGACGATGTTCCTGGTAGAGATGAATTATGGAAAAACGAAACGCTCGAAGCACTAGACTTTGATAATGAAAAGTTTAACCAAGAGTATTGTTGTCAATTCTTAGGTAGTTCGGGAACACTTATTGATGGTTCTAAATTAAAAGAATTAGCATATTCTCGACCAATACAAGAAAATGAGGGAATATCTCAATACGAAGCTGCACAAGAAGACCACACTTATGTTATGACAGTTGATGTATCTCGAGGCAAAGGCCTCGATTATAGTACATTTAATATTATAGATATTACAAAAATGCCTTATACTCAGGTTTGTGTATATAGAGATAACACTGTTTCCCCAGTGGATTTCGCAGCAATTATATATAGAATAGGATTAATGTACAATGAGAGTGCTGTACTCATCGAAATCAACGATATCGGTGAACAAGTATCAGATGTACTCTTAATGGACTATGGCTATGAGAATCTTCTTTATACTGAAAATGCTGGAAGGTCTGGTAAACGGATTTCAAGTGGTTTCGGAAAAAGAGTAGATAATGGCATAAGAACAACAAAAAGTGTTAAAAGTATCGGTTGTTCTATATTAAAATTACTGGTTGAACAAAACCAGATAATATTACAGGATTATAACACAATACAAGAGTTATCGCGATTTTCGAAAAGAGGGTCTTCCTATGAAGCAGAATCTGGAGCACACGATGATTTGGTAATGAATTTCGTTATCTTTTCATGGTTAACAGACCAAACATTCTTTAAAGACCTTACTGATATTAATACTATGATGCGTTTAAGACAGAAAACTGAGGAACAAATTGAACAAGATTTGTTACCATTTGGATTTATCGACGACGGAGGAGATATTCCAGAAGAAGACGGGTATGATTTCGTAAGAGAATCATGGCAAATCTGATAAATGTTAGGTTTTATAAATATAACTGTGATAACTAAATTTAGACTAAGATTTTTAAATTATAATTTAAAGGAGAAATAATATGGCTTTTTCCGTAAGTCCTTCGGTAATAGTTCGTGAAGTGGACGCATCAGCAGCGGTTCCTGCCATCGCAACGCCACCTGCCGCAATCGCAGGTGTTTTTAGATGGGGTCCCGTAGGCGAAACAATACTTGTATCTTCAGAGAACGAACTAGTTAACCGATTTGGTAAACCAACCAACGATAACTATGAAACATTCTTTGTAGCAGCAGATTACCTTTCATATGCAAACGCTTTATATGTAGCTAGAGTCGATAACGGTGCTGTCAAAGCATCGGCAGAAGAATTACAATATCATGCAAATGGTGATATTAACGACACATTTACAAGACATGGTGCATTTGAAGCAAAATATCCAGGTTCTTTAGGTAACTCTTTAGAAGTTGGTTATGTAAAAGATACAAGCTTCGAACAAGAAATACTTAATGTAGGTGACATTCCTGCTTCAACAATAACAGTTGATGTGAATGGTGCTACATCATCAGTAACAATTGAATATAATGCTAACACAGTTTTATTTGAATTAGCTCCAAGCAACGCGATAGGAGCAACTGCAATGACTGCAGGTGATATTTTAACAATTGGTAACGATTCAGTTGGCTATCAAGATATTGAAGTATCATCTTTTGTTGAAAGAACAGTTAATTCAGATGGTGACACTACAGCAAATACCTCATTAATTGCAGCTCACGAGTATACAATTGGATTAGGTACAAAATATAAGTTTTTTGAAAATTCATTAAACAAGCTTAAGTTAGAGAAGAAATGGAAAGACCACACGTCATTCCGCAAAGCTCCACAAACTGGTAACTACCACGTTATCGTTAAAGATAAAGTTGGTACAATCTCAGGAACACCTGGCACAATATTAGAATTATACGAAGATGTTTCAACAACATCAACTGCAAAGCTTGCAGATGGTTCAACAAACTATTATGCAGATGTAATTTTAGGCCAATCAGATTGGGTACAAGTTGCTAATACTACACACTTTGCGAATACAACTTATTCGACATCTTCCTATGAAGCATTCGGAGTACCTAGTGATGCAGTTACTACTAACAACGCAAATACATCATTAACGGCAATTACATCTACAACTATAGGTACTGATGGTACTACAGAGAGTGCAACATCTCTCGGAGCTTTAGCAGGTGGATACGATTTATTTGCTAATTCAAATGAAATTGATGTTTCATTCGTACTACAAGGTAAGGGTGACAACTCTGGTAATCTTGCAAATTATATTATTTCTAATATTGCAGATTACAGAAAAGATGCAGTTGCATTTATCTCACCTTCGAAAGAAGCTGTTGTTGACGAAAATAAAACAAACACTAAGCTTGCAAATGTAATTGCTTATGCAGAAAACTTACAAAACAGTTCTTATTCCTTCATGGATTCTGGTTACAAATACAGATACGACAAGTATAATGATGTATACAGATATGTACCATTAAATGGAGATACTGCAGGACTTGCTTCAAGAGTTGAACCTTTTGAATCACCAGCAGGATTCCGTAAGGGTGTAATTAAGAATGTTGTTAAACTCGCGTTTAACCCTAATAAAGCTCAACGTGACCAACTATACAGTAAAGATATTAACCCAGTAATGAGTCAAGTAGGACAAGGAATTGTTTTATTCGGTGATAAGACTGGATTAGGTCTACCAAGTGCATTTGACAGATTAAATGTTCGTAGATTGTTTATCTCTGTTGAAAAAGCGATCGCTAACGCAGCTCAATCATTCTTGTTTGAATTGAATGACGAGTTTTCACAAACACAATTTAAGAACATTGTTGAACCATTCCTAAGAGAAATTCAAGGACGTAGGGGAATTATTGACTTCAGAGTAATATCTGATGGAACAGTAAATACTCCAGCAGTAGTTGACCAAGGTAAATTTAAAGCTAATATCTTTATCAAGCCTGCTAGGTCAATTAATGTAATTGAACTGACTTTTGTAGCAACACGAAGCGGGATTGAGTTTGAAGAAATTGTTGGCTCAATCGGTTAATAAATAAGTATTAAAGGAGAATAACGAACATGGCATTTAATATTAATGAATTTAAATCACAGCTAGTAGGTGGTGGTGCACGTCCTAGTCTGTTCCAAGTTCAAATTCTTAACCCCGTTGCTCCAGAAGCAGATTTTAAAGTTCCTTTCATGTGCAGAGCTGCTGGTATTCCAGCCTCTACAGTAGGAAGTTTCAATACGAATTACTTTGGACGACAGGTTAAGTATGCAGGTGATAGAACATTTGCAGATTGGACAGTAACAATAATTAATGATGAAGACTTTATAGTCAGAAACGGAATGGAAGCGTGGATGAATTCTATCAATACACACGATAGTAATTTACGTTCTTTACCACAAGATTATAAATCAAACGGAATCATTACACAATATAGTAAAGAAGGAGACGCAATTAGAACATACGTCTTTGAGGGGATGTACCCAACCCAGGTAGACCAGATAACTATGGACTGGAGCACAGTTGACCAAATCGAAGAATTTACGGTTACGTTCAGCTATGACTTCTGGAGAGTTGAAGGCGCTACTGGTATCCCTACAACCTAAAATTAGGTAATTAAATAATGAAGATTTTTGGATTTGAAATAACGAGACCACAAGATGAGACAAACGATAATGTTGTCTCATTTGTGGAACCTCAAAATGATGATGGGGCAATTACTGTTTCTAGTAATTCCCTTGGTGGTTTTTATAGTACGATACTTGATATGGAAGGTGCCGCTAAGTCGGAATCTGAACTCATAACAAAATATCGGAATATGGCAATGCAACCTGAAATTGCACAAGCTGTAGACGATGTTGTTAATGAAGCTATATCAGTAGAATTAGATGAAAGCGTAGTAGGTATTACTTTAGGCGAAACTGATTTGCCTGATAAAGTAAAAGAGCGAATAACAGAAGAATTTGATAATGTTGTTTCTATGTTAGACATGGCAAACAATGGTTACGATATGTTTCAGAAGTTCTACGTTGATGGTAGACTAAATTATCATATTGTAATTAACCCTAAAGATATTAAAAAGGGTATACAAGAGTTAAGATATTGCGACCCTCGTAAATTAAAACTGATACGAGAGGTTGACAAGAAGAGTAAGGACCCACATAGTGGGGCTCCTACTAAGAAGATTAAAAATGAGTACTATATGTACTCAGACAACGGATTTGGTGGGGCAAGTAGTACTGGTAACGGAAGTACTCAAGGTGTTAGAATTGCTAAAGACAGTATAGCTCGAATAACATCGGGCTTGATGAATGAGAATAACAGTTTAGTATTATCTCATTTACATCCAGCGATCAAGCCTTTAAACCAACTTCGTATGTTAGAGGATGCAACTGTTATTTACACATTAACAAGAGCACCCGAAAGAAGAATTTTTTATATTGATGTAGGTAACTTGCCTAAGAATAAGGCCGAGCAGTATCTAAGAGATATGATGACTCGACATAAGAATAAGTTACAATATAATTCGTCAACTGGTGAGATTAGTGACTCACGTAAAATGTTGACAATGACAGAAGATTTTTGGTTCCCACGAAGAGGTGGTGAACGAACAACTGAAGTTGATACACTAGCCGGAGGTAGTGCTCAAGGCTTAAGTGATGATACAAACATGTTGTATTTTCAACGTAAACTTTATAAAGCGTTGAAAGTACCTTTAACACGTTTGGAGCCTGAAACACAGGCATCATTTGGTAGAACTTCAGAGATAACAAGAGATGAACTTAAATTTGGTAAGTTTATTAAAAGAATTAGAACACGTTTTTCTTGGTTGTTTAATATTATCTTAGAAAAACAACTTATTCTGAAGGGAATTTTAACACCTGAAGAATTTGACCAAATTCGTAACAATATAAGATATGAATTTGCTAAGGATAATTATTACGACGAATTAAAACAGTCAGAAATACTTCGTGAACGTATGAGTACATTACGAGATATTGAAGACCAGATTGGAAAATATTATTCTAGAGAATGGGTTATTCGTAACATCTTGCAGTTAAGCGAAGAAGAGTTTAACGAAATGAATGACCAGATGGAAAAAGAGAAACTTGAAGCACCCGATGAAGAAGGTGCGGAAGACAATCCATTTTGAGATAAATAAAACTATATTAAATTAAATAGGGACTAAATATGAAAAACTTTAAAGACCTACTTTCGGAAGTGGCCCAACCAAAGTCACCCGAAGAGAAAGCTTTTAAAGATCAGCACAAGATTGAGTTAATCAAACACCCAGTCGCGCCTGATTTTGTTCATACCGGTGAAATTCCTGGTAAGACAAAGAAGGAAAGACCTGCTGATGTTAAAGCCGGGGAAGACGCAAAAAAATACGACGGTGGAGCAGCTGCTAAAGCTAAACCATTTAAAATGCCACGAAACATCGATGAGACCAAACTTTCATTTAAAGATTTAATTGAAAAAGTTTCTGATAACGAAGAACTTCTTGAAAGTCCCCAAGAAGAGATTTCGATGATGATGAAGCAACTACACTTTATCTGTTATGCATCTGAAGAGATTATGGAATACCTTGGTGCTGAAGATATGGACCCAGAAGAATGGTGGCAGAATAAATTAGCACAAGTATTTGGTAATGTTAAATCATTATATGCATATGCTAAAGG